AGGTGTACCAATAAAAGCCATTTTACGTTATCTCCATGATTGACAAAGCAATGTCAGCCGCACCAGATGCTGTTAGTTTTAACACATCTGTGGTCTCCATTACTACTTTATTTCCGCTTAACAGTTCTAGTGTGCCGCCAACAGGGATGGGTGCATTAGTTACTAACTCAACATCTTGGTTGGCTTCGTTATTTGCTCCTGCTCTGTTAGAGGTATCTGAACTTAAAGTAACTGTGGCAGTAATCTGTCCAGTCGTTGTATTACCTACCATAACACCAAGAACTACTGTTGTTGTAGAACCTGCTACTGTGTAGATATCATCGGCACTGGTAACACCTGCTTTTGTTACTACTTTAAAAGTATTAGCCATTTATCCTCCTGTTATCCTAAAGCTATTGCTAGGGCAGTTGGGTCTTCAGATGAGAACCCTGCACTAGTTAAATATGTTTTTAAATCTGTTAATGCTACTTGTTTCATAGTGCCTGCATCATTGGTAACTAATCTATCTGCATCTGCTAAAGTTGTAGAAGATGCGGCTGTTCCACCATCCATAATATTAAGTTCTGCCGCAGTAGATGTAACTGTCGTGCCATTAATTGCAAATGAACCACTAGCTGATATATTAAATGATGCATTATCTTCTATTCTTGCTACTTCAGTACCATCTCTTTGTTGAAATATTAAATCTTTTGCATCAACAACAGGCCCTATTATAACGTCACCAGAAGAATTAGTTATTCCTAATATTTGTGTTCCACCATCTTTAAATTCAAATCCACCACCATCAGCGTCTAAAATAATGTTAGAGGGAGAGTCTAATGTTATATCCCCAGAAGATGTCCCTATTGTAACTGCTGCATCACCTGTGCTTATGTTATCTGCCGCTACTGAAGATGACTCTGCACTAACGTAAGTATTTAATTGTGATGCATTAATATATTTTGTTGTGCCACCATCATCTATTAAAAATTTATCTGAATCAGCTACAGTTATTGATGTGCCATCTGTAGCTCCATCAACTTGCACTGCCGCACCAGAAACTTTATCTGCTGTAGAAATTGTTGCTAATTTAGAATCAGCTATTGCCGCACTAGCATTAATGTCTGCGTTAACAATAACACCACTACCTATAGCAGCAGTGCCACTTGAAATAGTTATATCACCACTAATACCGCCTTGAACATATGTAGCCACTCTAGACATAGCAGCTTTTCTTTCTGTTCCGCCTGCTCCATCATCAACTATTATTAAATCTGCATCAGCAAGGTCAGCACCTATATCTGTTGCTCCATCTATTTCTAAAGCACCTATGTCTACTTTACCTGCTGTAGAAATAGTTGAAAGTTTTGAATCTGCAATACTTCCCGCAAGCATGTCGTTAGTTATAGAAGAATCAGCTAAAGCAGGAGACGAATACATACTATGTATTTCATCACTGCCATCCACATAAATAATTGTTTTTTTACTTGTTGGTATAGTTACTGTTGCAGCACCAGAACCTGCTGTGCAAATTACAGAACCATCAGAACCATTGTTTATGTAATATGTTTTTTGTTTGTTAGGAAAAGTAACAGTTCTTGTTGTGCCGGGAGAACCAGTAAATTTAATTACTGCGTGTCTTCCATTATTATCTGCTGTTCCATCAGCAAAAGCTAATGTTACATTACCAGAAGCTACACTAACTTCTACATATCCACCAATGGCATCATCTAATAAATCAATAAGTGAATCGTTTAAAACGTCACCCCATGTTCCTATGTTTTCTCCATCGGTTTGTTTTACAAAACCTAATTGTGTATAGTTAGACATTTAATTTGCTACTCCTCTTGTCCATGTTTCGTCTCCTCCAGATGTAGTATCTATAAGAGACCATAATTTTACTGTTCCTTGAGAACTTGTTCCTGTAATACCAGACACAGTATTTACAGTTGCAGTTCCTGTTATATTAGCAGATAAATCTGCAACACTTAATCTCAAATTATCGTAACCAACTTGATTGATTGTTGCACCCCCAGATGCTTGCTCGCTTCCTAGTGCAAGTGTTGCTGCAATGCCTGTTTCAGAAAGAACGATACCATCATCCCAACCATCATCTCCGTATGCACCTGCATTCCATCCACCAGTGCCCGAAGCCATTAGCTAATCCTAATTAAAGCTGTGTTGTGTGCTGCTGTTGGAAACTGTATTTGAAAAGTTCCGTTTGATGATGAAAAATCAGAACCAAAATCTAAGACTGCTATAGCTGCATTTGATTTGCTATTATTATAAATTAAAGCACCTCTTGCAGTAATAGTAGCCGATGTAAAACTTGGGTCTGCTGCATCAAAAAAAGCAACACTGTTTGATGTGTCTAACGACACTGCTTGACTAGATAAGGTTGCACCACCTGCTGTATAACCAGTTCCACTAACTTCATTAGAAGTTGTGTAAGCTGATGTTGTTGCATTTAATGTGGCACTTGAAGTATACAAAGCTATTTTAATTGTATCCCCTCCATTACCTAAATTTTGTGCTCCATCTAGACAATCTTGTTTAAAAACATTTGTTAAAGTTTGCGTAATTGCCATTTGTATCTCCTATGTACTCATTTGTTTTAAATAATTTTCACCCATAACATTAGCGGGTGCTGTGAAGTCATCTCGTCTTCTTCTTCTTGCTTGATTGTTTACTGCCTCTACTGCTTCTTTATATCTTTGTGTATAAATTGCGTAGTCTTCTCTGCTTTTTGTAAAAGTAGATGCTTCCATTAAACAACCATATAGAAGTAAATCTTGTGCGTTTTCTGTTAACCAATTTGTTGTGTTAGTGCTAGAGAGCTCTGCAAGTCTTCTTGAATATGTCATTTCAACACTTAATGCAGCACTTGGTGTAGGTGCAACTAAAATACCAGTATCAGAATAATTTGCCCAATATTTAGGTGTTCCAGTTGATGATGAATTAGGCCAATAATCATAAATAAATTCGTCAGTTCTTTTTTCTAAAAACACTCTTTTTGAATCAGAATCAATTAGTAAAAAATGAAATATAATTTTTGCATCTGCGGGTTTACTTACAAATCTATCTCCAACATTAAAAGATGAATTAGCTGATTCATGAAAAGCATAAGGGTCAACATCTCTTGCTATTCTTTGCTCTGCTAAAGAAATAAAGTTTGATGTTTCATTAGAAAATTCTGTTCCATCATTTTCCATCCAATCTTTTATATCTTGCGTGAGACTGCTAAATGTCATTGTTGCCATAATTAACCTACATCATCTATTAGTGCTGCCACTATTACATTTGCACTAGCATCACCTGCATCGCCAATATCTGAACTAATTGCATGTATATCTGCTACTGTTGTATTAGGTAATCTGCAAAACCAAGATTGTTCTGGCCCAACAAAAATACCATCTCCTAAATTAAATGCTGCTGTTCCTGCATCTATTGAAATTACAATACCATCAGATGTGCTTGTGTTTTTTACAAATAAAAACTTTACTTTGTCTGCTGTAGCAACTGCTGTTGGTGCTGTATCTTGGTCAACTGCTGTGTAATCTAAAAAATTACCTGCAATTAAATCAGCACTTGTAGTTGTTACACTTGTAAGTTTGTAATACCACTTATCATTTGCATCATCTGGTGTCACAATCATAGAGCCACTAATTACTTTTGCTATCTCATCTGGCAATAAAGTTGCTTTTAAAGTTATAGTTGCGTCATCAGCCATTATTTTTTACCTTCTTTTTTTAATCTTTCTTCTCGCTCTTCGTATTTTTTTACTTCTTCTGGAGAAGGAGTTCTTATGTATCCTTTTTTTGGATTTCTTATAATAGCCATTTTAATTGGCTTCACAACTACATCTGCCATACTACCCCTTTGTTATCTTAAATTGTAAACCTTTTACAGGCACAACTACATTTTTAACTTTTTTCGATGTTAAAATGTTTCCAGAGGTGTCCTGTGTATCTATACGGCCCGACATGGGTAAGTGTTGACCCGATGTCTGCGTAGATTTTTCCTCCAAGTTTTTGCCATCTTCTTGAGAAGGCGTAATCTTCTGATAAATATCTTCCGTCATCGTCTTTCATTGTATCAAAAAACAAGTATGTGTTTTCTGAATTAAATTCTTTTCCATTTAATATTTGGTCTGAAACATATTTTAAATCTTCATATGCTTCTTTCATTTTAATTAAACACTCTCTTTTAATTAACATGAAACCTGTTGCAGCGTCTAATACTTCTGCAAAACCTTTATCTATTTTTATTTCACCTTTGTTTGCAAAATTTAAAACATAAGGATGACACAAATTTTGATAATCTTTTTCATTCTTAATTAGTTCTGGCATCATGTTCCAACTAATTAATTTCATTGGATAAGGAGCACAGATAATATCTTTGTCATATTCAAAGTATCTTTTTAAATTATCTGGACTAAATCCAATATCTGCATCTATAAATAATAAGTGTGTAAACTTTTCATTATCTAAAAAATTAGCTACTAAAGTATTTCTAGCTCTTGTTATTAATGACTCTTGTCCAAGAGTTTGTATATTTAAACCTATTTTATTTTCTAAACAAAAGTTTTGTAATTCTAAAACTCCATGAAGATAATCTTCAGTAAGCATGCCACCATAACAAGGTGTTCCTACAAATAATTCTATTTTATTAGCTGACACTCACAGACTCATTACCTAAACTTACGCTTAAAGTCAAGGTACTGACTAAAGGTGTTGCATTTGCAGATTTAAAAGTAGATGTTATTTTTCTATCTGCACTTGTTACACCAAGTGTTGCCAACAAAGGACTAACTGCACCATTTTCTATTTGTTCGCTTGGTTTTAGTTTTACTGGGCCCCTCGCATCTTTTAATGCTTGTGCATCTGGTTTTTGTTTTCTTGGCTCAAGTTGAGGATGTTTTGCTTCAAACTCTGACCTATGAACAAAAGAACCATTCCACTCTTTAACCATTTCATTATATGGGAATTCCATACCGCTTCTATCGGATATAGCTTTCGCATACTTACCAGTTGCAAAAGGCATTATATATTATACCTTAAATCTGGTTTAATAATCATATCAACTTTTTCTCTGTTATCTTCCATAGCTCTTCTTAGCTCTTCTTCATATAACATTTTAAGTTCTTGTCTTCTTTGTATTTCTATTTGTGGTCTACGCAAAGCTAAATAATAAGCTAATCCACTTACAGCACATGGTAAAAATCTATCTGGTATATCAACATTTTCTGTTGCTGCCGTAATATCTTCTACTCTTCTTCTTTCATTAAACTTAAAAACATCAGCAGCATCTGGTGTAGGATAAAGAAATACTTTTGGAGTTAATTGTTTATCTAAAAAATACTGAGATGGTCTTCCATTATCTGCTTTGTTTGGTATTTTTAAGTAATCGTCTCTACTAATTCTTTCTAACTCAAAATCAGTAACTGTAGAATCTGAATTTGTTTTTTGTATAACTGCCTCTGTAATATCTACTGTATGACTGTTTAACGTATAACTGGCGGTGTTTGCCGTTAAAGTTTGTGTTGATTCTGTAACAGTCCAAAGTTGGATATTTCTATTATTCCACTCTTGTAATAATAAATTTAATTGTCTTCTTCCTACTGAAGATTCTTTACCTGTTTGTGGTTCCCCACCAATACGGGCATAAGCATCTTCAATTATTTCGTCAACAGCAAGAGTAAAAGTTCTAGTTCCAGAGGTAGCCATAATATTAATATGTTTTTGATAATTTTAAAATAATTGTGTAGTGGTCTCCGTTAGTGTGTCCTGTAGTTGTTAATAGTAAATCACCATTAATTCCAGAACCTGCATTGTTTGTTATACCACCAAAATCACTTGTATCAATGTAACCTTGTGATGATAAAGCACCATTTGCACCCAAAACTTTACAAACTACGTTAGAAGAAGCATTCCATAATAAATCAACTCTCATACCAAATATATCATAATATATTTCCTGTATAGCTACTCTTGAGCAAGATTCACCATTAGTATCTTTTGCTAGAGCAGAAACGTCAACTTTAGTTACAGCACTTTCACCACTGCCATCTGATATGTTTGTAAGTTTTACAAGTATGCTTTTCGCACCAACATTATCACCTATTGTTTGCGATGTTACTGCATCTGCCATTTTTTACCTCCAAAAATAAATAAAAGCTCGCTCCTCATTACGAAGAGGAGCATAGCTATTGTTTTACAAATATTCATTAAAATACTGAGTATTCGATTTCTAATGTGCCACGAAAAGCTGTTAAAGCTGTATCACAAGTAGAACCTGCACCTAAGTATAAGTTTTTACTTGCTATCGCTGCCGTAATATTTGGCTCGAACACATGATAAGTACCCGCACTTGCATCTAAATCAATATCAATTTCAGTTACTGCATCAGTAGCAGATATTCTTGGGTTGAACGATGCTACACCTGCACCTACTATTTCTGTTCCAGAAG